GTGTAAATAAGTATTAATAGTTTATAAATAAAATGGAATGCGCTATTTGCTTAGAACTTATCAACGATAATGATAAAAAAGTATTATCGTGTAATCATAGTTTTCATGCGAGTTGTTACCTTAAATGTGTGAAAACGAATAACTATAATTCTTTTATTAAGTGTCCTCTTTGTCGCGAGATAAATATGAATACTCCACTACCTTATTCTGAACCTAAAAAAACCTTAGAATTGCTTCATAAAAGAAAGAGATGTATAGGGAAAACTAAAAGTGGTAGAAGATGTAAATGTAAGAGCACTTTCTTTAGTCGTTATTGTCATAATCATGAATCAGTCCTTTTAGATAAAAATGATTATGATTTAGCAAAAGATTATATTGAATGGTTATTTCTTTCTCAAACAAGTATGAAAACAAAAATATCTATGATACATTTGTTCAAACATTTGTTAAAGATAGAAAAACAAAAATATAATAAGTTTACACTCACAAATATTCACTATTATTATTTTAGATTTTATGTATGGGCAAAAGAAAACTCATTGTTTACTGGAATGAATGAAGCCATGATCGAAAGATTTTGTGAATATTATGAATTAGAAGATATAGATATTGAATGGGTAAAAGAATGTAAAGATAATGAAAGTATTTTTATTTAGCTAATATTTCATTTACAATTATTTACATATACATGTGTTCGGGTGGTTTTTCGCCTTTATCTTTTTTAAGAAGACTGTCTACATTTTCATTTGTAAGTATTATCGGTAGTTTGAACTCTTTAATTTTAGTATCAATAATCTTCTTATCATTTTTTGAGATATTGTAAAGATTCAGAAGTGAAATAAGATTATCTAGACATCTCTTAAGATTTCTTACACCACTTTCATCACTCGTAAAGTTATTTATAATATATGTAATACATTCATCAGTGAATGTGATATCTTTATCTGTATAATTGTAAACACTATATATTTCTGGGAGAAGATAATTCTTAGCAATTTCAAGTTTGTCTTTAAGTTCATAGCCATTTGTTCTAATAACCTGCATACGATCTTTAAGAATCCTGTTGATTTTAGATTCATCGTTGAATGAGAAAACGAACAGAACTTTAGAGAGGTCAATATTCACACCCGGAAAATAGTTGTCGTGAAATGTGTTGTTCTGTGACGAATCTGTGATATGTATGAGCATATTAATTATTTCATCACCCCTAGCTGTATCACTAACCTTATCTAACTCATCAAAGCATATAATAGGATTCATACATTTGCATTGATGGAGAATGTCAATAATTCTCCCCCATCGTGAGCCTTCATATGTATAACAATGACCGTCAAAGAAAGCTGAATCAGATGCACCACCTAGAGCAATGAAAGCAAATGGTCTTTTAAGAGCTTTCGCAACACCATCCTTTATAAGAGTAGTCTTACCATTACCCATAGGACCCTGAATTGCAAGGACATTTCCACCGGCACCAGGATTTCGAATCCATTTCCCAATAACTTGAAGGATATGTGTTTTAGCCTCAACATGCCCATAAACTGCTTTATTCAAAGACTTGCTTGTCTTTTTAATAAACTTCTTTTGCTTGGTTTCAGACTTAGTTTGATCGACGGGTAGACGAATATGTTCATTGAAAGGGATTCTTATCAGACCGTTGATCCACTGATTCATCTTAGAGTATTCTCCAGTTGAAGCGTCCAGTTCACCGAGTTTATCCAGATTTGTAATCGCAATAGATTTAGTATCATCATCCATCTTTGAATCGAGGACCTTGAACTTAAGAGGTACATTACTTTCTCCCAATTTGTAAATCTTTTCCATTTGTTTTATATAATTCTTCTTCTTCTTTTTCTTAAGATCATGAAAGTAATCTATTTGAGCATCTTCTGTATTATCACCACTATAGAGTTCCGTAAGAGAACTAAACTCTTCATCAAGTTCATCCAAGAATGAATCGCTATCCGATACCTCTTCACCTTCATCATCGGTAAGTTCTTCTTCTTCATCGGTAAGTTCTTCTTCATCGGTAAGTTCTTCATCGGTAAGTTCTTCTTCTTCTTCTTCAAGTTTTTTCTTCAAATCTTTAACCCTCTTCTTTTTCTTTTCTTTCTTCTGAAGTTCTTCATTGGACCTTTTTACCAAGTATCCCATGAGAAGACTACCTATGTCCACTTTTTCTTCAATATCTTCTACTTCTTTCAGTTCATCTATTTCTTCTACTCTGATCTTCTTTTTCTTTAGTGCTTTGTTTTTATTTTTCTGCAGTGGTTTGCTTTTCTTGGGAAAATAATCTTCATCATCATCTTCGGAATTATCATCAAATACAATAGTTTCAATATTGTTTTTTCCCACACCCCTGATTGTATTTATCATATCTTTAAAATCAATCGGTTCATTGCAATCATAATCTATGAATCCCTTGAGGTTCCCATAATTATCTATATCATCTTCATCAAACTCTTGACTGGGTGGGATATTCTTTTTCTTTGTTGATGAACCTTTTTTTGAGCGTGTAACCATTTTGTGTGTTGACATTAATTTAACAAATATTTTTTCAACATCAAATTTACCCAAGTTTTGTATTAAATTTGATTTAAAAATAGTATAAGTATATATATATTACATAAAATGTCATCTACGATTAAACCCGATACAAAAGTAGTCTCTGAAATACAATTCAGCATATCATCACCTGAAGAGATAAGAAACTCTTCAGTTGTAGAAGTAACTAAAACAGAAACTTATGAAAAAGATAATCCAATTATAAAGGGACTGTTTGATCCAAGAATGGGTGTAACGGAGACGGGCAAAATATGTAGCACGTGTGGTCAAAATAATATATCTTGTCCTGGTCATTTCGGTCACATAGAATTATCCAGACCAGTATATAATTATCATTTCATAAAGCACGTTGAGAAAATCATGAAATGTGTTTGTTTCAAATGCTCAAAGTTACTTGCTGATAAAGAATCAGATATCTTGAGTTCTACATTATCAAAAAACAGTAAATATAGATGGTCAAAAACATATGCCATTTGCTCTAAGATAAAGGTTTGTGGACAAGAAACAATTGATGGTTGTGGATGCAAGCAACCATCATCTTATAAGGTGGATGGAATATCCGGTATAAAAGCAACATGGAAAAACGATGGTGGAGAAGATACGGGTAAGAAGACGATAATAATAGACGCAGAATTGGCGAAGCAGATACTCGAAAAAATTACAGATGAAGACGCCAATTATTTGGGATTGAGTAGTAGTTGGTGTCGTCCAGAGTGGTTAATTTGCACGGTTCTACCCGTCGCCCCACCATCAGTGAGACCATCAGTTCAACAGGATAACTCTCAAAGAATGGATGATGATATAACTCACAAACTTTCGGAAATTGTGAAATATAATAATGATCTCAGAATTAAGATTGAAAAGAATAGTTCCCCCGATATAATAGCAGACTGGACAAATATTCTTCAGTATCATGTTGCTACGATGATAGATAATCAAATACCTCAAGTATCTCCAGCAACACATCGCTCTGGTAGGCCCCTAAAATCGATTGTTGAACGATTAAAAGGTAAAGAGGGAAGAATTAGGAACAACCTTATGGGCAAGCGTGTGGATTTCTCAGCCAGAAGTGTTATTACACCAGATCCTCAAATAGAACTGGATCAACTCGGTGTACCTATAAAAATGGCTATGAATCTTTCTATTCCTGAGAAAGTAAATAATTTCAATAAAAAGAAACTACTTGAACTCGTGAGAAATGGACCCGATAAGTGGCCGGGCGCAAATAATATCATTAAACGGAATAATACACGAATTACACTTATAGATAATATCTTAGATACAGTTGATATTGATATTGGAGATACAGTCAACAGACATCTTTTAGATGGTGATCACGTATTGTTCAATCGTCAACCATCACTCCATAAAATGAGTATGATGGCCCATAGAGTAAGGGTTATGAAAGGGAATACATTCAGATTGAATGTCAGTGTTACCCCACCCTATAATGCGGATTTTGATGGTGATGAAATGAATATGCACGTTCCACAATCACTCGCAGCAATGTGTGAACTTATCAATATTGCTACCGTTAAGAAACAAATAATTTCTCCAAAAGATAATAAACCTATTATCACCATTGTTCAAGATACTCTTATGGGGATTCATAAATTAACGGGATATGAGCATATTCATTTCAAAAAGGGAAATAAACTCGCAATGAGTAATAATACGAATATGTATGATATAAAGGGTGATACTAATAAGAAATTGGTCCCATCGAGTTTGTTAACAAAGAAGCAAATGATGGTTATAATTTCTCAGTTGTCGACGTTTCAAGGTGTTGTACCAAAATCAGATTATAGTGTGAAACTAGGGGATAAAATGTGTGAATTTTGGACGGGAAAAGCGATATTGTCATATATACTCCCCAACATTATAAACATAAATACACCAAATGGTCGTTACGACACGAATCCAATAGATGAACAAAATATCATAAAGATTACAAATGGTATGATTGAACAGGGGACATTCGATAAGAGCATGTTCACAAAGACTTCTATGGGACTCATACATACGATCTGCAATGATCTTGGAACCGAACGAGCAAAAGATTTTATAGATGATTTACAAAAAATAATCACATTCTTTATACTTAATGAAGGGTTTAGTGTTGGTATTAGTGATATGATACCCGATAAAGAAACTACCGATAAAGTGAAAGAAGTTATTGATAAAAAGAAACGTGAAATAGATGAAATTATGCAAGAGATCCATTTGAATATCTTTGAAAACATGACGGGTCAAAGTAATCAAGAACATTTTGAGGGTAAGGTTAACGGTCTTCTTAATGAGACTATTAATCAGACGGGTAAGATTGCTCTATCTACATTAGATGAAAAGAACAGGATCACGACTATGGTAAACTCGGGGTCAAAGGGTAAACCAACCAATATTTCACAGATGATAGCGTGTTTGGGACAACAAAATGTAGATGGTTCTCGTATTCCATACGGATTTACAGACAGAACATTACCACATTATCAGAAATATGATGATAGTGCTGAAGCAAGAGGATTTGTAGAAAACTCTTTCATCTCGGGTCAAACACCACAGGAGTTCTTCTTTCATGCTCAGGGTGGTCGTGAAGGATTGATAGATACAGCAGTAAAAACATCTCAAACAGGTTATATTCAGAGAAAACTTATAAAGGCAACCGAAGATCTAAAGGTTCATTATGATTACACAGTTCGCGATAGTTCTGGAACGATTGTGCAATATATTTATGGGGACGATGCCGTGAGCTCAATTTATATGGAATCTCAACCTCTAATCCTTATGAAATTACCATTCAAAAAGACCGAAGGGCAAAAAGAAGATATACACGATGTATTTCATTATGGACCAGAAACAGATTGGAAAAAAGTTCTAAATCACAGTAGAACACTTATAAGGTTCAAGAAAATTAAGGGATATCAAAAGATGCTGGATAAAAGTTTTAATAAGATATTAGAACACAGAAGCTACCTATTCTATGAAATATTCAATGGAGAACCTGAAAACAATATTATATCTCCCGTCCACATAAAACGTATAACTGAAAACATTTGTGGAAAGGAGAATAGTATCAAACGATATGTAGATATCCATCCGATTGATATTCTAAAAATGAATGAAAGATTAAAGAAGACTATTAATATTAATACAAATGGTGATACTACAGGGATTATGAACATACTAATAGATATTCATCTATCACCAAAAATATTGATCAACAAATACTCGGTAACAAACCAATTGTATGAACAAATCAGTTTACTCATAAAACAACAATTCTATAAATCTATTGTAGAACCAGGTGAAATGGTTGGACCTTTGGCCGCACAGAGTATTGGTGAACCAGCTACTCAGATGACATTGAACACATTCCATTTTGCAGGTGTTAGTGCTAAGTCAAATGTTACCAGGGGGATCCCCCGTCTAAGAGAACTACTCCACGTAAGTAAGAATATCAAATCTCCATCTGATATCATATATCTACACGAAGAATATTCTTCGGACAAGAATAAGGCTCAGTTTATTAAAAATAAACTAGAGTATACAAAACTACGAGATATAGTGAAAACGTGTAGAATATATTATGATCCAAATAATGATAAAACTCTAATAGAAGAAGATACGGGTCTTATAAAATTATATAAAATGTTCACGGGATTTGAGAATGATGAAACAGAATATATTCCGTGGATAATACGGTTCACATTTGACAAAGAACTAATGATGGAATACGGTATAGTAATGGAAGATGTAAATTATATGTTCTTGAAATGGGCTGAAATGGGTGATGAGATAGACAGAGTTAAGTTTGTATATAGTGATGATAATTCTAAAGAACTGGTCGGGAGATTATCAATCTCTACGGGTGAAGAAGACGAGTTTATAAATGGTATTGCTGATCAATCAGATATAATATCTTCATTGAACGATTTGACTGAAGAGTTTATGAATGAAAACAATATCAAGGGTATTAGAAATATTTCTAATATAGTTATGAGTCAAGAAACTGTTTCCATTATGGAAGATAATGAGATAGTTACCAAGAAGATCTGGAAACTTGAAACTGATGGAACCAATTTATTAGAAATATTGAATTGTGATTATGTAGATGAATCAAAGACTATCTCAAATGATATAAATGAGATTTACTATTTGTTTGGAATTGAAGCTGCACGGAACCATCTCATAGGACAAATGGTAGAAGTATTCGATGAATATATAAATATGAGGCATATTAATCTACTCTGTGAAGTAATGACCTGTAGGGGGAGTTTAGTTTCTGTAGATAGGCACGGTATAAACAGTGGTGATGTGGGTCCGCTGGCCAAATGCTCATTCGAAGATACTACGGACCAACTTATAAAGGCAGGGATATTTGGAGAAAAAGATAAATTACAGGGAGTTTCGAGTAATATTATGATGGGTCAAATTATTCCAGCGGGGACGGGTATGTGTGATATTCTACTGGATGAAGAAAAGCTGATGCATGAACTTTCATCAATAGAAGAAAATGAAGACTATGAAATAGATGAAGATAATATAGATGTTATACTGAATAGTGAAGAAAATAATAATTGTTCTCTGGATGACCTTAAGATGTCGTATGAAGATTAATTATTTCTCTGTTATACCTAACTCTTTATTAATAACTTCATTACAATTTTCAGTTATAAATGAGTTTGATACATAATTATTTCTCAGATTACTTACTATATCTTGACAGTTACTATTAACAACTACAATGTTATCCTTTTTGATACCAACATTCTTAATATTATCATCAATAATTTTTTTTGTGGATGCGTTGCACACCGCATCTATATCAAAAATATAGCATTTATCTGTCATATTTATCTCTTCTATTTTATCACCAACAATTCGCGTTAGATTATCATTTATTGTATTTGCAATTGTATAGGCACTTTCTAATTTTGAATAAGAATCCATTATCATGAATTGAACTAAAATCAATGAATTATCATTATCTACAGCTGATATAATCTCTAATTGAACTCTTTTCTTACTTAAATTAAACTCATCAAATAAAGAGTTTATAGCATCATAAATTATAAGTTTTACTTCCTTAGAGAACTTCATTTTGTCTTCGTGACCACCTTTAGGATATTCTAATCCAATTTCTACAATACCCCTTTTATATCTCATTCTATAATTATCATCAAACATAGATCCAATACCCTTGAAATATATATCTCTCAATGATATTTTCCCATCAATATTCATTATATCTTGGAAACTCCCGTCTTTGATGGCATCACTAACATTTTCTTTTATACTAGAAAAAGATTCTTTAGAATCTGTTTGCTTTGCTATTGTTACTTCGAATGAATATGTACAAAATCCTTTTCTAAATCCGGGATCTGTCCCATCAGGATTACCTATCATAATATCACCCGCATCAATGTGTGTGATTCTCTTTAATGCGTTTATGATATTATTCTTTATAGGGGATATTTCTGTTATAGGTTTCAATATATTGTATGTTAAATATAATACAAGCTCTTCGTCTTCTTCTTCTTCTTCAGTATAATTAAACTTTTCTGGTTTGTTATTACGATTGATCTCCGAAGCATTTTCAATACTGTATGTTTGAGGATTTCCCACAGGTTGCGTTTCGGGTGGGGGTGTCGTTTTTTCCGTGGGACTATTATTCATTTCATTAACTGGAGATATTTCGGTATTTGAACTTAATGGACTCCTGGGGGGGGGTCCAATATTTGAACTTAATGGACTCCCGGGGGAGAGTCCAATATCAAGTCCTTGACTGGGTGTAGGGGATTCACCAAACAAGGGTGATGAATTATCTCCACCGATCATTCTGTTGATATCATCTTTCACATTTATAATACGCCCATTTTTGTAATCATTTCTATATATTTTCTCTACCATCTTCTTGACTTTTCTTTTTCTTTCTTGATCCAGTCTTAATGACTCAATAAACAAATATTTAGATAATAAATATATCCTTATTTCAATAAATATAAGGATTTTGAGTTTTTTCACACTAGATATCCCCAGGTCCATCATTAGAAAACTTTTGTAATTCCCATCTATATATAAAATACAATCATCTGTTTGACAAGAAGTACAATGATTATAATCTATCCAAGATACAGAACCCTTTAACTTATCAAAAAAAGATCTAGGATCTTTAGAACAATTCATTAATCTTCTTTTCATAATTTCTCGGACTTTTTCATTCTTTCTAAGTTTCTCTCTAGCAGTAAGTGATTTATTTGTATTTATTATTATTTTTTTTTTTATTATTTCATCTCTAACTAATTGTTCATACTCATCATCCAGTTTTCTAAAACCCAATACAATATCGTACCAGTTAAGGTTCCTATTACATAATTCATCATTACAATCTAATAAATAATTTGGTAACTCGAGTAGCTCCTTTACTGTCGTTTTTTTAGAAAGTCTATAACAATCAATATCAAACATATCAAGATCTTTCTTTACACCTGGAATCTTAAGGGAGTCTCCCATATTTTTAATAATCTCCATTGTATTTCTATCAATGCTATCTATAAGATATTTTAGTGATTTTGATGTCATATATTTTTCGTCGCTGCCTATTATTTCCAAAAGTGTTATTGCATCTACCGAACTTAAATAATCTCTTATTTTAGATTCACTCTTGACTGTGTCTGTTGTTGGTAGATATGATATTATACTATTCATTAACAACGTGAATATTATATTTTCTTTGGATCCCCCTTTCATTATTTTTTTACTTTTTTTTCTTTGAGTAAGTTTTTTCATAATATAATCTAATATAGATTTTATTTAATCTCATCTAAGAACTCTGTTATATTATTATTTACTTCGGTTGTATCAGTATCATCAGTATCATTCGGTTCAGTTATTTCGGTTACTATATTGTCTTCTTTTATTATATTCTCAGTATTTGTGACTGTATCCTTTTCTATTAAAAATATATCACCATCAATTTTCTTGTCTTTTTTATTAAGATTACCCTTAAATAGCTCATATTCTCCCTCTTTTAACCCATCATCATCAATGTTTATAGATACCTTTATATTTTTCTTTTCACCACAATTTTCTTCTATATGACTGGATACAGTTTCGTTAGTATTCTCTACAGCATTTTTCACCGTATTCTCTACAGTATCTCCTACAGCATTATCTCCAGTATTATCTCCAGTATTATATACTTTATCAATTATAACAGACTCATACTTTTTGGAAATTACCATGTTTTCGGAATTATCGGGGATTATAAGGGTTTTTAGCTCTTCTTGATGTGTAACAAATGTATTCTGAGGATTTATTTTACTTTTAAGCCCACTCACTTTACCAATACCCTTCAAACTATCTAACTCTTTCATACTTTCATTCTTAATATTCACCGTTGAGGTATTCTGATCAATCCCCCCCTTACACCGAATACCATTAGTATTCTGATTATCTCCCATTTCTTTCACATGTTTTAGATTTCCCCTGAAGTGATGTAATGCGGAGTTTTTTTTAAGTTTTTCACTCGCATTAGCCACTATAGACGCGGTTTTTTCTTGTTCGCTTGGTTCGTATACCTTACATTTGTGTAATCCGTTGCATACAAGAGGGTGATTTATATCAACACCCTTGAAGGTATATTTGTATTGTTTGATTATGGAATCGTCAATTGTGGGGGATTGTTCTATAAGACGATCAAACTCTGCCCGACACACATTCAAGAAATCTGTTGCGGGTTTTCTCATCTTGGGATTTAAAGCGAGCTCTACAGAAATTTCACGATTGAACTTAGACCAACTAACTTCTGAACCACGATGACCCTCCATCAATTCAGCATATCTTAAAAAGTTCTGTAAAGTAGAGAGAATACCCGCAAATATGTTCACCCCACCAACACACGCCATTGCAATTTGTTTATTTTCTTCGGGGATAAAAGAATCCATCGCGAAGTTTGCTGTTCCCGTTAGAGTAGAAAGAATGATTACGGGGATTGTGAAAGTATAGTTTCTCTTTCTATACAATTTCTCCGAACGACTATGAAGCCAACGATATCCAGCGGCTTTCTCAGCCCATTCTGCCATGAGTTCTTCCTGTTCCTTGGTCCATTTTTCTGAATTCTTATCTTTTTTTGGTTCTTTGTTCATTCTATAAATAAAGAAATAAAAAATTATTTTAAGATTTAGTTTAAAATTTGATTTAAAAGTAGTATAAATATTAATAAAATCTAATACAAGATGATTCACATTGTTCGCAATATGAATATCATCTAGAATTATCTTAAAAAAATCCTCGGTTGAAGAAAAGGTTATCTTGGGTAGATGGGGGGTATACAAAAAACTCTGAACAACTTGATAAAAAAGTATACTTAGCAAATCATGATCATTGTGGACCATGTGGTTATGTGAATAAAGAATCAAAATAAACATTTTAAATATTTAAAAATCTCTTAATCTTGTTTATTTGAACATGATTATATATTGCTTTACCAGATTCAATTTCGTTTATTACAGACTGAGGTAAGTTTACACTGTTAGCGAGTTGTTTTTGCGTTAAACCCTTAGAAGCTCTACCCCGTTGTATTTGACCTCTCAACTCGTTGGGTATTTTTTTGTGTTCAAGTTTTCCTTCTTCAATTTTCTTTTCCATTTTTACATTGGGATCGCCTAACTTTGTAATTTTTGGTTTTTTACTGTCGTTTTTATCCTTAGTTTTGTTCACAATAAGTGTTTTCCAATCTTGATGATCAAGTATATTCTCGGGATTTTCGCTCATATAATGTTGTTATTATATAATAACATATAATAGCTTTATGTTGATTTTATTTATCTGCTCCTAAAAGTTACCCAAAGCTTCTGAATTACAATTATTCATTTCGCCTTTTATATTTGCTCCCGCATTTTTCTTATCCCATGTTCCACTAATCAAACATCTTCGGTTAGTTTCTCTTTCATTAAATGAAATATCATAATTAATTTGATCTGTATTGCGGTCCAATTTCATAACATTTACGAATTTACCAAACCCAGAGTAATTATTCTCTAATATATTCAAAAATGAATAATCGTTTATTATATATAGTGCCGATAAAATAACCAAACATAATATTAATTTGCTAAAATCTTTAGACAAACCCAACATAATATATGTTGTGTAAGAAATACTCTTTATAAGTGCAATAACAAACAATGTGTATACGACCTCTTTTGAGAATGGAGAAACAGCTATATCATTGTAATTTATATCCACATAGTCACAACCAGGTCCCATCAAATAACTGAAATAATTATATAATAAATAAATTACAATTAGAATATTGGTCGCGACTGCCCCCCCCTCACCTTCCTCACCTTCAAAATAGATCTTTATCTCTTCCAAAAGAGCTACACAAACTATAAAAGCAGTTAGTATCAGAGATACTCCACGTTTATTGTATTTCCATCTAGTGCATTTTGAATAAGCATCATCGCTATCGGTGGCATCATTTATACTACTTGAACATTTTTCCATCGAATCATTATCTTTTCCAATACATACACCTATGTTTTTAAACAGATTATTATCATCCGAAAGACTGTCACATCTATCATAAAACTTTTTATCCAGTTTGTTTGTAAGTTTTCTCTTATTTCCCTCCGTTATTTTTTCCCCGTTTATAATTTTTGAAGTTGTTGGTTTTGTTTCATATATACTCTTTCCTGGATCATCCTTATTTGGATAACTGAAACTTAAATCACATATATTTTTATTATTGTTTATTGTCATTATAATTTCTGTGTCAACTGTGTCATTTATATTTAATTTATTCATAAGATATTTAAGACCAGTATAATCACCAGCGCTCTGCAAAAGCTCTGTTAATATGGTTACAAGAGTATAACTTATTGTTACAAATACTATTAATAAGAGATAATCTACTTTATTTTTCCTTGTTAGTAGTAAACTATATAAAAAGGCTAGTATTAAACTCCCCGGAAGAATCACATATACTACTACATTGAAAAGAGTTCTTTTACTATTCAAAGAAGTTTGAAAACGGTCTATTGTTGTGGTGGATTCTTCTGACATTTGATATATAATATATAATACTATTTAAAATATATAATACTATTTAAAATAATATTGTATAATAATAATAATAAATAATAAATAATAAATAATAAATAATAAATGGATACGGGTTCTTTTACAAAAACGGCATTCTGTGGTAAGAAAATAGACAATGTAACGGAAAATAGAGTAAAAGAGTTTATTCTCAAGGATTTATCTCTTAAAACTAATAAGAATTATAATTCTCGTTATGCTAAAGTTCTCAATGAGAATTATATGAAAAATCTAAAAAATAAGCACATTGTAAATGTTAAAAGTGGTGGTGCCCCGTATCTTCTCTATATCACTGAAATTAATGGTAATGATTATACTTTTCTGATCGATAAAAAAATTAAGTTGGGATACGATTTCCCCAAAATTTTTGTATTGAATTACCGTTTTTCAAAAGATGTTTACAAAGGAACTCTATTTGAAACCGAACTGGTCCGTGATGATAATAGTAACTGGTTTTTACTCCTGGGAGATATTTATCTCAACGAATCTGCTTCTTTACAAAATACAAATATTATAGAGAGAGTCAATATTATGCACAATATATTAGAAAAGGAATATATTGAGAATGATTCTGTAATATGTCCCCCAATGATTAAAAAGTTTTTTAATATGAAAGATATAAATAGTATTCTCAATGATTTTATTCCAAGTCTTAATTACAGTTCAAGGGGATTTTATTTTGTCCCATTGAGATGTTCTTATTCTAATATTCTTTATCTTTTTGATAAAGATAAGAAGAGCCCTGAGTTGAAATCAGTTTTATCGGGTGCGTGGTCCAAAACTGACAAAAATAAAAAAGAAAATGAAAAAAATGTGAAAAATGTTAATTTTCGAATTGAAAATACAATGTGCCCAGATGTTTATGAACTATATCTTAAAGAAAATGAAATCCTTGTCAAGCAGGGTCTAGCATGTGTACCCAATTATGGGAAGAGTGTTTTCATAAATGAATTGTATCAAACTGATAAAAAAGAGATCTTTGTAGAATGTGAATATAATCAAGATTTCGGAAAATGGGAACCCATGAGAGAATCTAATAGTGTAGATGATATATCTATACTGGCTAATTTTTCATCTTGAGTCTTTATATTTTGAAAAATCTCTCTCATTCAATTCGTATCCCCAATGTAATAGAACCTGTCTTATGACCGGACTAACACTTGGATCGTTATAACCTTTTCTCTTACTGATTATTAGATTCATTAGTCTTTTTCTGAAACGACCATTGGGACCAGCCAGACCTAACCATCTCTTTATCTGTCTTTCATCATCTGTAGTCCTTCGCCCCAAACTATATCTACAATACCATTGAAACCATCCATAAGGATCCTGTTTTATTATCCAATCATTATTTTCCCAGTCTTCCAATGATGATCCACACTTAACACCATATTTGTTCACCTTTTTATCATATTTAGAAGAGATTACCTTTTTCTCAATATCCAATCCTTTAAACCAATCATCGGGATATTCCCTGATAGCAGTTTTCCCGTGATGAGTTTTTCCCGTTATTCCCGAGTCTATAGTTCTGAAATATGTCCCTCCGAAAGCCCCCTTACGAAAAACACTCTTAGGACCCACATTAGGTTTGAATAGTTTGTGATAATCTATTTTTTCTTCTTTTTTCTTTCCTCTTTTCGTCTTTGTTTTACTCATACTATAATATACTATAATATATTCATTAATCCTCTTCATCAGATGATGATAGAATATGACAACCCTCGGCTAACTTAGGCATTACGAATGTTTTTTTATCGGTGGGTTTCTTCTTTCTCTTCCTCGAATCTATCTTCTTCTGAACATCCGCATTTCCAATGCGTCTATAGTAAGTGACTTCATCCCAAAACTTAATGATTTCTGGAACAACTGAAAACCACCATTTCTTATCTCTTCTTACCAAAGTACATTCGTATCGCTTGATGAACCAATACTTCTCTTCAAGGAGTGAACAGTGAGTATCAATATCGCAAAGGTGTTTATCAAGTTTATCTTTAATGGTATTCTCTTTCCACAGTCTTAAGGGTTCATCATCCAGAGACCATGGAGAATATTCATAGTGTAGTGAATAGTCTGTCTTTCCTATTTCTTGAATCTTAAATGTTACGACTAAACCTTTGGGTCTTCCATCCATAGTTTGTCCTGGGACTTTTGAATCACTAGTATCTTCTACATATTCTCGAAATGAATTATATTCTTCAATCTTTACCTGAAGAAAATCACATTCCTCTAAATCGCATACTTCGAGTTGACCCTGCATCTGCATCCAATAATGTAGGGGAACTTCATCTGTGAATTGTCGTCTAGGAGGACACTTTATCTCCAACATTCTTCCTATATATTCTTTGGGAGATGTTGTGTCGCAAATACCATCGGGAGAAGCACCGAATACAGAAAGTTCTGGATGAGGGATAAGACCAAACTCTACGATATCCAGGTCATTCATCTTTTCATAGAACTCAGTTGCGACGGGTTCATACTTAACACCCCACTCCATTATAGGATTTATCTTAAACTCAGGTTTTGTATCACTCGTTTTGTTGATGAGAAGTTGGTCCCTTGTTGTGAAATGTCCTTTCCCAAGTGCGTCTGCCAGAGAACTGGCGGTTAACAGACCATCTCTAATCTCATACCACTCCTTAGAACGTTGCTCGGGGAGTTTTAGAGATTTCAATTCATCCATCTTTAAAATTATTTTGTCGCGTTTACTATCTAAATCTTTAAGCAACTCATATCTCTCAAGAACCAAGACTCTACAAATATTTTTGAGATAGTAATGAACATCCATGGTATTCTTACACAATAGCTCCTTTATATCTTGAATGCTTATTTCCACGAGTCTGTTGATACCATCAGACATTTCTTCATGAGAATCATTACCCTGTTCAATAATTTCATAAAGTGATTGATCAATTGATAGTTCGTTACTCTTGAAATAGTGTTCGACAATTTTTTCCATTGTTTAGTTTTTACTATAATACTATTGTATAATCTTAAATCAAATTTAAATCGATATATATATAGATTTATGAAAAAACTAGAAAGAAAATCCATTGACTCGGAAAAGGAGAATTGTTCGCCCCAAAGGGAGTGGGTCTGAATAACCTTAAATCATATTTAAAACGGCATCTTTTGATTCAAATCTGCGTTTTCACCCATACCACCACTGATAGGTCTTCCTAAGTAGGGTGCTTTGTAAACTTTGCATTCTGTATCATTCAGGACCTCCAAAACCTGGATCTGTCGGTATTTGTTCTCACCACAGTTATCTTGTTTACCGAATGCTCTACTCATACCGACATCTACTCTCCATAATCTCTCGTTATAAATACCATTCATATATCGGTTACTCATAAACTGGGGTGTATGAGCAACCACTATACAATCGATTGGAGTTAATGTATTGTTTCTCTTATTAAGAATATTAACGAGTTTATTGAATCCATCTAAAGTATTCTCATCATAATTATCTTCCTCGGAATATAATCTACACCAGAAGGGAGATATATCATCATCATCTCTGAAGATCTCATCAAAAAACTTCTCAACTTTAGGGTCTCTATTATTTAATAACCATTCTTTAACATTCTCATTTATTTCTTGAATTGTGAACTTGGACGCCATTGAATGACCAAATCCACCATGAACAAACAACCATCTCCCCACCTGTATCACACTCTTTTTCTGTAGGGCGTAGTGTTTAGCAATATTTCCTCCTCTCTCAAATGATTTCAAACGATGATAATATCCCAAAGGATATCCATCGTCTGTCATTTTCTTGTTTCTTTGGTCTTTAGGAACAAACTCTAAAAACTCTTCAGGGGAAACATATCTGAAATCCTTATCAACATTCATGAGTTCATGATTACCCAATAATCCCAAAACTCTGCCACCACATTTCTTAGCCTCTATATCTAACTTCTGGAAAATCTGAATAATTCTCATATTATTTCCTTCATCTTCATAAACGTCATTTAGATCTTTTATACAGTTCTTCTCCCAGTCATCGGGTCTACATCTATCAATCTGATCGCCAAGCTGAATCACCCATGTATCTCCCCCACACCAAGATATCTGATCCACGTTGTAAAAGAATATATTCTGAGGAATTACTTTAGCAAGTCTCAATGCCTGGAGAGTAACATTTAGATCACCGTGTAAGTCTCCTATTGCAACTAATCTCTTTACAGGTGGATACAAACCTATATCATCATAATTCTTATTGTCACTCTGTCTAGTAACATTCGCATTCCCCTGAAACATATTCTGTTTGGCCTCATGATCTCTCTTCGCCGCTTCTATTTCCTGATTTGTGTTGGGCATGGACATTCGTCTATCTCTCTCATATTGGGCGGTAGACTTAGGTGGGTCATTCGGAGATTTGTCCACCTTTATATTTGGCGATGACATACGTCTATTTCTATCTGAAACTATAATATTATTGATAGAATTAGTCTTTTCAGGTATTTTTGAAGCGTCGGGTGTTACGGGGGTTGTTAGATTTGGTTGAGAGAATGAACGGGGTCTACTTTTGTATTTTTGCATTTTATGAATAATAAATTGTCTCACTTCTTTTAAAATCTTATCTCTATCAAAACTATTCGCCTCACTCTGTGTTATTATTTGATACTTTAAACCCAGTCTTTTTAAATCTTCAGTGCTTAAAAGGTTCAAGTCTACATTATTTAATCTCATAGTGAAATTATATCATATAATATCTTTTAAATACAAACTAATATCTATTTATAATATAAAGAGATAATATGGAATCGTGGGTATATTATGCAGTTTTAGCAGCAATCTTCATAGCAGTAAGAGACGTATTCGGTAAAAAGATATCACAGAGATACTCCTTTATACAATATCTTGGATATGCCAGTGTTATAGTTGCCATTTGCACGTGGATTTATATCTTTGCGGTAGGTGTGAAAATGAAACCCTTAAATTCTGAATATCTAGGACTAATTTTGATAAGACTTATTATAGTTTATATAGTTATTGAACCATCATTGTATTTTTGTATCAATAACTGTCAAAATCTTGGAGAGGCATCTGCCATCATAAATATGAATGTTCTCTTCGCATTTCTTATAAGTTGTTATCTTTACAAAACGCCTGTTGATAATTCAAAGATGATGGGTATTCTCCTTGTAATAGGGGGGAGCTATTTCATAGTAAGATAAATTTGATATAAGAATATCTTCAAGATAAGTATAAAAGACAGAGAGACCAATATGACAGCCATGCTCGCACAAGAATATACGATCGGTGATGACAGAATTGACCCAGTTGGTCATTTCTGTTCTGAGAAGCTTGATGGATACAGAGCCATCTTTAAGGGTGGGGAGTTCCACTCCAGAAACGATAAGATGTATAACTCTCCTTTATGGTTCCGGAAGTGTCTCCCCGATAGAGTGATCGATGGAGAGCTCTGGATTTCAAGAGAAGAGTTTGAGAAGATGGGATGTGTAAGAAAGAAAGAACCCGTTGATTCAGAATGGATGGAGGTCACCTTTCAAGTTTATGATATCATCGATTGTGAGGGGGGGTTTGGGTCAAGACTCAAAGAACTCTTGAAGATTGTCAAAGAGGCGACAAAGAAGTGGAACATCTACAGGAAAAAACTCGGAAAGGATGATGAAAGATTCTTGAAGATGAAATGCCCTCTGAGATTTGTGACCCAAACCCCCGTCAAGTCTGTTTCACATCTTAAAGAGTTGTTTCATCGTTTCGTTTCACAGGGAGCTGAGGGTATTATGATAAAAGACCCCAATTCTCTTTACGAACCAGGTAAGAGGAGTAAGAAACTTTTGAAGATAAAACCCAGTTTTGATGCCGAAGGTATTATCATCGGTTACAAGCCTGGAAACGGTAAGTATAAAGACCTTCTGGGGGCGTTTGTGTGTAAGCAACTCATGAATCACGGTTCTTATTCATCTATAGATGAGAATAAAGATCATATCTTCTCTATCTCGGGGATGGATGATGATGTGCGGAATAGTTACAAAGAAACTCATCCAGTTGGAACGATTATCTCTTATGAGCATTCTGGAATTACTGGGAGGGGTGTCCCACGATTTGCGAGATACCTTCGTATCAGAGATGACATCATTCTTAAGAGTTTTGAATATGACAAAGATGAGATGAAGAAAAAGACTTGTAAGATTCTGAAAGCTCTAGGGGATTATGAGAAGATGAATAAAGAGTCATTCAAAGCATCTTCGTATTACAAGGCACTCAAAGGCATCAACTCGATGGATAAAGAGTTTACCCTCGATAATATTTCTGAGATTAAGGGTGTCGGTAAGTCCATATATGAGAAGATTGAAATTATCATCAACACGGGGACACATCCAAACTATGAAAAGATTACAGAAGAGAAAGATCCTAGAGAAGACTTTATGCAAATCTATGGTGTAGGTCCCGGTAAAGCAAAGGAACTCATGAATATGGGATATGATTCAATTCAATCTCTAAGAGAATCTCCGAGTTTGAACGATATCTTGAATGAGAAACAACTCATTGGGTTGAAGTATTATGAAGACATCCTTACGAGGATCCCCTATAATGAGATTACCGATCATGAAGTTCTCTTAAAGGAAACACTTTCAAGTTTGTTTCCCGGGGCAGAACTTACGATTGCTGGGTCATACAGGAGAAATAGTGAAACCAGTGGAGACATTGATATCCTTATCAAGAGTGATGGTAAAAACTCGGGAAAAAAGATTATGAGTGATTTCGTGGATGCTCTTTACAAGAAAGGATATATGTCTGAAACTCTGGCTCTCGGAAACAAGAAGTTTATGGGTATTTCAAAGATATCTACTGGGATTACGGGTAGGAGAGTGGACATCATGGTTACAACAGAAAAAGAATATCCATTTGCCATCTTGTATTTCACGGGGTCAGCCGATTTCAACCCCAAGATGCGTCAAAAAGCACTTGATATGGGTTACTCTCTTAATGAGTATTCTCTGACCGACATCAAGACAAAACTGGATATGGATAAAGAGTTTCTTGAAGAAAAGGACATATTTGACTTCTTGAAAATGGACTATGTAGAACCTCATCTACGCTGATTTGGTAAGATTCATATATTTAATTTATAAGATAATATAATAATATTTTTTATGGGAAATACTTCATCAACACAGCAATCACATTATGAGAATTATATCTCTCAACAACAGGCACAGCTTTTAGCACAACAGCAACAAATAGACAGACTCTTCCAAATGACATTGAATACCCAACGTTCAACAATCCAGAATCATGCTCAGCAATTAAGCGAAAATCCTCATAGTCAGGGTTATGTGCCAACGAATGAATATGGTGTGACACCGGGTATTCCGGAAGTATCTATGAACCAATTACCCCAAATACAAGATACTCCAAAAAAACAGAAACTAAATCCTTACAAGATTCTGGGTATTCCTAAAAAATTTGATGAGAAAACTCTTAAGAAAGCTTATCTTAAAGCCGCTCAAAGAGCACACCCAGATAAAGGGGGGTCTGCAGATGAGTTTCAAAAAGTATCTATTGCGTATACACTTTTAGAGAAAAAACTTAAAGATTCAAAAAATAGTCATTCACATACAGAACTTAGATCACACTCTCAAAGCTTCTTAGAAACCCAAAATACCGGTACAAATGTTCAGTTTGATACAGAGAGGTTCGATGTTGATGTTTTTAATAAGATATATGAAGAAAATAGGGTGAAAGAAGTTTATGATGATGGATATGATAACTGGATAAAAGATAATAGTGTTTCAGAAACTTCTCAAAAACCAATGTTTCACGAAGGATTTAACAAAGATCTCTTTAATCATGAGTTTGAAAAATATAAAACGGAACACTCACAAAAGAACAGACATTCTTTGGTGAAGTTTGAAGACCCACAAGTATCAATCTCAATGAGAGGTAAAGATTCTATAATGACATTGGGACAGGGTAAGATAGATGATTTCAGCGGTGATATGGATGGCATAGGATACAGAGATTATAAAGATGCGTTTACAAACTCTGTCTTAACGATTGACCCCAATTCATTTAATCTTGAAGATAGACAAAGTTCTATAGGTGGTGTTAAGAAAGAAAGAAGTAATGTATCATACACTATGAGTGAACAGGACAGAATAATGTATGAAAAAAGAAAAATGTTAGAATTAAAGCAAGAATCACAAAGAGTTGAAAGACTTAAAAGTAATGATTCGCATCATTTTAGTGTTCATGATCAAATGCATCAGAGACTTTTAAAACGATTTTAAATATCGGAATTGTCTAAACTTAAAGGATTATTATTTCCTCTATTATTCACATAATCTCTTTGTTTTTCAGTGGTACAAACACATCCGGTGCTTGTAGAGAAAGTTGAAGGACAACAATTGGGAGAACTCCTGTTATTGGCGAACATAAACATCTTATTTGGAGAGGATTTATCACCATCTATTGGAGGACCTATCAAATAAGCATTGTCAGTGATGGTCGGTTTTAAGGGTCCTTGTCCCGTTAAATATGTGAAAAGAGTGCTATCGTCTACTAGGGAACTATTTGCGGGAGATTTCATCCAAGGTTCACTATTACCAGTCTGTAAGCATATACCGTCATAAACGCTCATATTACCAGAGTTGACAGCAATGGCGGTGGGATCGGGGGGAGGGGCAACTTTAGGAACTTCAGGGATTTTAGGAATAATTGTTCCAGCTGCTTCATC